TTCTTGGTTTTTCCAGAGGTCAATAGCCATACGAATAATTTTTTTTGCTGATTTTCCAACTCTGTTTTGTTTGGCCAAAAATCTCTCGTTAAACTTAGAATTAATTTGATCTTCTGCTTTGCTTCTCTGAAAAATTCGATTTGCAATTTCAGCTGGTTTCATATTCAAAGGCCCAGTTGTCAACGGATTTAGAAGACATGATATATCGAATATGAGTGATGATATTTCACCTTCTGGAAGTCCTTTAGTAAATACTTTCCATATACGTTTCGGTAAGACAATAGTTTTTACTTTTTTTCCACGATCAGATTTATTCACACCTTCTTCTCTTTGACTTCCATCTACCCATAGCCTTGATATTGAACTACTCCACCCATCGAAAGCTAAACATGGTGGTAAGAAATCTGTTTTACCTTGCTTATAATTAATTTGATCTGCAATTTGATCTGTGTATTCCTTATCAGAAACGACTTTCTCTTCTATACGAACTTGAGCTCTTTTATATTCTTTGATTTCATCTACAGGTATATATTCCACATATTCATCATATTGGCCTGTAGTAAATTTATAAATGAAATCATCAACCATTGCTTCCTGTTTAGCGGATTGTGATGTATATCTACTACCCCCATTCGTATTATTATAATACTCATTCTCTGGATTCTTTGCATCCACTTTTTCAAGCATTCTATTTTCTAAATCAAACATATCCCAAACAGTACCTTTTTTTAGTATTTCAAAATAAACTTTATTATCTGGATTGTATAAGTCCTCTAAAAATTCTTCATCTTCTGATGAAAAATCATAGTCATCATATATTGAACCTTGATGAGCTCCAATATATTTTTTTATAGTAGATCCATCAACAAATGTAATTGTAAATCTATAAACATATGCTGTATAATCATCTCCAAAATTTGGATCTAAATCTATATCAAATTTAGTCAACATTTATTACCTCGTTCATTCTTTTATTAAATTGTTTATAATATTCTTCTTCACTCAACAATACTTTCTTGTAGTTGTCTCTGAATTCTTCTAACTTTTCTTGAAAGAAAAGCTCATCTCTAAGTTTCATTGCCTTGTCTTTAAAATCTTCAAATGTAAATACTCTTTGCCAATCATCAATATTATAGGTATTATTCTTGTCGTAATTCTCCCAAACAAATGGTATCATTCCTATTGACAAAGCTTCTGGATAACGTGAAGTGGTTGCAGTTTCATCTAACCAATTGAAACATAGTGTGCATCTTGCTGGTTTTAACTTAGGGTATAACTGCCCCCATTCTTTAATCCATGCAGACTGTCTTTTTACACCAGAAGGAAATCCACCAATCAATACAGTTGAAAGATCAGAGTCACGATATATTTTGCGAATAGTTTTTTCTCTATCATGGCCATGTTTCATCCTTCCCCAATACCCAAAATCAATAGTTTTACCAGTATCTAACATTCGAGCTAGAGAATTATCAAATCTCTGTATAAAATGATACTTCATTCCATGAATATTTCCAGAAAAATCAATCTCATCAATAACATGGAATGATTTTAACTTCACACCCTTCAATGTCTGTTCTCTGTAAAGTTGTTCAGTATCACCCCTATCACTTCTCCACATTATAACTATTTTATTTTCAAAATGTGGCCGAATGGTTGCCATGTGTCCTTCAGACTTTTCTAAATCTTTTGGGTTCATTTGTAATTCTCCATTATACCTAAATTCAGAATCACTAGGTATAATAATTACATCTGCCCACTCAATAGTTTCAGGAGTTCTTGAAGGGTTTTGTCTATTGAAAGATACATTATATGTTTTATACTGGTGTGAAGGGTTTGCTTTCATCCACTTAACATAGTTCTCAAAAAAACTGTCAAGAACAGTTTCCAGAGGGCCGTTGTACTTCACATTAGAACGCAATCTTGCAATAGTAATCTTCATCTTATTATGTCAATTTTATCAATAGATTCTGGTGTCCAGTATTCTAATTCTTGTCTATCCCTACTCTCTGTTTTTAATTTCTCATATCTTTTAGTAGCCTTTTTCTTCCACCATTTGGTAATATTTTCTAAACTATATTTTTCAAAACTTTCAGATTTTACAAGTACATCTGTTTTTCCAGTAAGTACATCTTTTGAATTTGTAAATCCATAATCACTCATGTAAAATCTTTTCTGAGTAGTAACACCAGTTGCATCTTTAATAGTTTCACAAAATTCATTATACTTGGTATTGTCGTGTTCTTTTAAAGATGCCTTCACCATACCTATCATCTTGGTTTGGGTTTTCAGTTTTCTACTGGAAACATGATTAGGTACTAGTGGGCCTCCATTTTTTTTCATAAACCATTCTCTTAATTCTGGATATATATCTTCACCCATTGTCAAAAGAAAACTACTACTTGTATCACCTTTATATTTTAAGTAAGGCCGCATACCATCATACATTGAAGCACCCTTGAGGTTACCATACAGTGAGGTAGTTTCAAACAAACAAAATTCTGTATCATATTTTTTATCAAGCATCTCTCGCAATTCATGTGAGCAACAAATAGCAGCCATCAATTTTCCTCCAAGATAATTGAATCCAAAAGGTTGTGTGGGTACTATGATAAATCCCATAATTACTCTTTTGTTCCAAATTGGTAAATCTGGAACTGAACCTAACCAATCGTTTCTAGGTTTTGAATTTATTAATGGAGATCCGAATCTAATAAACCCAACATCTTTTCCAGTATTGGTTTCTTGAATAACTACTTTAAGTGTCTTGCCTGGCGCATTATCTGGTGAAAAAGATGCTATAATTTCTAAATGGTCATTGAAATATGAATTTGATTTCTCACAAATTTTAAAATTCATATCCTCTGGACTTATAGTATAATCATCAAATAAATCTATTTCTGGTCCCCCCCACAAAGATGTGGGAACATTTTTAAGTCTCTCTAGTTTCCTATACCGAAAATAATCATCAATCCGATTAAATTTACTAAAGTATGCAGTTATCTTATCAGCTGCATAAATTCCATCTTCCCTACTTAAATTTGGCATTAGACATTATCTCCACTAAACAAGCCATTAGATTAATTTCTTGATCGGCAACAAATGCAGATTTATATTGATAATCTGCAATACTCAATATAATTTGTGGTAGGGAATTGGGGTCACACTTTTCATATAATTTATCATATATCTTTCGATATATTTTCTGGGGATCATTATCAAGATTACTTACAACCCAAGACCGTACTCCTTTGAAGTTTTTCGTCTTGAGTACGTCTGCCAATTCATTCATATTGGCATCACTGATATTTACCAGAATACCAGAGTCGATAATTCCACTGACTGAATACCGTTGAAGTTCATTGAGAACCCTACGGAAATCTGGAAAGTGTTTCTTAATCAACTCAGCGACTACTTTTGGTTCATATTGAATTCCTTCTTTCTCAAGAATAGAATTGCACCTAAGCATGAACTCACCACACATCTGTTTTGGATCTGCGGTGGAATAATCTATGACTGCACAGCGAGAATGAATCGGCTCAATAATCCGATTCTTGAAATTACAAGTGAAGATGAATGAGCAGTTACTGGAGAATTTCTCCATGAAACCCCTCATAGCGGGTTGGACTGAATCAGGAGTCATATAGTCGGCCTCATCCATGATGACTACCTTCCTACCTCCAGACATAGATACAGAGCTACAGTATTGTGTAAGTTTATTACGAAGCGTTTCAATTAATCGACCTTCATCAGATCCATTAACAATAATATAATCGCAGTTGAGGGCCTTACACAATACCACAGCAGCAGAAGTCTTGCCAGTGCCTGAACTTCCACTAAGGATAAGATTGGGTATCTTATCCCCTTTAATAATTTCATCAAAAGTAGTTTTAATACTTTCAGAAAGTATTAATTCTTCAACTGTAGAAGGCCTATACCGTTCTACCCATAATATATCTTTATTCATTATCCACCAAATGAAGAGGATGATTCTGTAGCAATAAAGTATTGGAGTTTACTTTGATATGAGAATTTTGCGATTCCCTTAGATGAAACCTCTACACCATAATCGACATGAATCATTTTAAAATTCTCAGTCTTAAATATGAATCGAAACTTATCACTACTTACCACATCTAAATTGATATGAAACGTATCAGATGAATCATTATTTACATCCAAAGCTTTGATGGAAATGTTACTACCATTTCCCTCACTTTCTATAGAAATCTCAGGAGTACCAAGAACATTTCCAGCCTTGAGAACTTGAGACAAATTCCCCTGAGTCAAATTGAATTTAACTTCTGGTTCTGGGAGTGCTATATTTTCTTCAGGTGGAGTAACAATCATAGAAGGGTCACAATAAACATAATCTAAACTATATTTATCAGTCCCTATTTTAACAGACTTTTCCCCAAAGGTAAACTCAGGATCTTCAAATAATGATACTGCACCAAGAAACCTATTTACCTCATAGAGTGCAAACTCTTGAGGAAAGGTAGTTTCTACCTCTACTTGTGCTAGGATATTCTTCTGAACCGACACAGTTCTCAGAACATTTCCTGCTTTAACTTCAATAGACATATTAATGTCACCAAAGTTTTTCAACATATTAATCGTATGTTTATTTATTTTCATAACAAACTCCTTCATCGGTTATAGTGATTTCCCTATCTGGAAATCGGGTTTCATGTATACTCAATGCAATAACAGCATAATGAACGACCTTGAGCAAATCATTCTTATTAAAGCCCCCCTTCTTACCATAACGCTGGGCATACTTAATAATATTACCCACAGCAAAACCTTCACCGTGCCCAGCGTCTATAATAAATTCAGTAGATTGAATTTTACCAGCAGCATAATGTTGGTCATAAGTACCATCAACATACTGCTGGATTTCTTTAAGGATTTCGCCCTCATTAAATTTGTAATTCATATTATACTATTATAACATTATGATATTCAAAAGTCAAGTTATTTCTTAAAAAGATATAAATTTTCAGAATTTCCAGATTCTTTTTGTTTCTCGACAGACAATGAAGTTTGAGTTTTCCATTGTATTTGTTTCATTCCCCTTTCAGTA